AAGGCACTAACATACGCACCACTTGTGGCAAGTATTCCATCATCTGGAATGTTTATTTGATGATAACCTGTTGGAAATGTTTGTGTAAGTAACGTAGCACCTGAACCGCTTCCATCTTTAATTGTAAACGCTCCTGCCGCGTCTGCAAATATTACAACTTGACGAATGCGTGAACGTGCAGGACCAACAACAGCCGCAGCACTTCCTTGTGTATGATTAAATGCTTGTACTGGACCTGCCATACTAGCCTCCTATTACGCTAGGTTATTGTTTTGCTGATACAGAATTGTAAAACGAACTAAACCCGCATTTGTTGCGGCAGAAGCAGTAACAGTCAAACGAATATCCGCTGTTCCTGTGTCTTGCCAAGCTAATGCAGCGCCTGCTTCTGTAGTTGGATATTTACGACCCGCAGTTGTTCCGCTTGCAAACGTGTTTAAAATAGTAGCAGCGCCACCTACAGTATCACCGATGCTCAAATTTGTTGTTGCGTTGGCAGCAGTAATAACATCAATAACACAGTCAATTATCTGAGAGTTTGCAGGAATAACAACGTTTGTAACAGACGCGGCTAATGCACCGCCAGATAAATCTGCTGAAAATGTTTGTGCCATAACAACTTGACCGACATTTGCAATGTCAGAACCAAGAGTTGTTCCTGTTGTATTTTTGATTGTTCCTGCCTTTATAGGGCCAGAAAAAGTAGTAATACCCATGTCAATCTCCTGTCTTGGGTTGTGTCAGCAGCCCAATGCCGCTGTCAGGGATAACCACACAATACCACATATTTAACAAAAAGAAAGAGATAGTGTTTTTAATCTTAATTATATAAAATCAAAACATTAATTAGGGAGAAAAACATGGAAAAAGATCAAAGTATTGTAGTTTGGCCTACACCTATTTATCATAGAAAACTTGATGCGTCAGATCAAAGCGAGATTAAAAGATTATTAGATCCGCATATTAATGACGAGATTATGGATGAAAACGCTTTTCGTTTAAGTAAACAAAAAAGTTCAATTAGAAATACCAAGAATTCTGAACTTCCTTGGGAACAATACATTAACTTTTTGCGCCCACATTTTGATAGTTTCTTTGAACTTTTAAGACCTATGCGAAACTTTGAAATAAAAATTGGCTCTACATGGATAAACCAATACGAGGTCGGACACTTTCAAGAGACACACGACCATGCTTTTCGAGACATAACATTTAGTTGCATATATTACTATGAACTTCCTTATCAACCAGAACCTGCGGGAAAAACTTTTTTTATAAACCGATACGGTGCAGAAACAAAATATACTAATCTTAATTATATATTTGATTTTTTTAAAGACCATGAAAAGGTAACATTAGATGCCTCAACTGGATCGTTTGTGATTTTTCCTGCATGGCTTCAACATTTTACTGTGCCTACAGATAAACCAAGAATTACTATTACAACTAACGTTCAATTAAACCCAACAGAACAGATAGAATACTAAAAGAAAGAGGCGACTCGCGCCGCCTCTAAGTTTAAGGAGTAAAAACATGAAAAATGTTAATACTCTATCTTAACACAAATTATGCTCCAGGGGAACCAAATACGCAACGTGGGTCGCTAAAGCCAAAGCTATAACGCTCACGAGCTTTGAATCTCATGTTTCCTGTATCAAAATCTGCTTCCATATTTGTTCTCATTGGAGAACGCTCAAAGTGCTTAAAGCCATTTGGAGCGTCTGTTTTAATGAAGAACGCATCTGGGTCTGTCAAGAAATGGTTAACAGTGTAACCTTCTGGTAACATACCCATGTTACGGATTGCATTAACATCATTATCAGCAGTACCAACACGAAGAGTTGATTCCAACAAACGATCTGCAATAAATTGCAGTTGTGGTGGAATAATCAACTTAGTGCCACGCATTGCGACAATCATATTACGTTCATCAACGAATGTTGAGATGTCAATAAGAGCATTCTCAAGTGAAGTTTCGTTGAGGTCAGAAGCAGTTGCTAACTCATTACGGAACGTACCACCACCAGATAGTGGGTGCACGGTTGAACATAGCTCAACACCGTCACCGCCAGTAAAGTTTGCATCAAACGCATTGTTTAAAACAGATGCTGCTTTGATTTGCTTCGTGTGCGCCATTGAACGAGCTAATGCTTTTGTATAACGAGCGCCAAGGCGGTCATACAGATTATCTTCAACAGCTTCTTCCGTTAATGCGAAAGCAAGAGCTACTGTTTCGTGTGAATAACGAGCAGTAAACGCTTCATTTGCATTATCGAATTGTACACCTGCACCTTCGCTTTTGGTTGGGGCATTACCAAAGCCAACAAGCATTACCTCTTCTTCAAAAGCACGATCAGATGCCTCTGTGTCATAGATTTCTGCATGTTCACCTTCGTAACGTTCATACTCTATACCAAACAAAGCGTTAAGCCCAGGTTCTAGCTCTTTGACGAGCTGGGATCTTGAAATAGCCATAACTCAGTCTCCTTATGCTAGACCCGCAGTGCCAGCACTGAACAGGTGGTTGTTAATTTTGACAATTACATTTGTATTTGCCGATGATGCATCGCTATTCTCAGGATCTTGAGAAATATCGATTGCTTTTAGTGGTAGGGTTGCTACCGTACTATCCGCAGTTCCTACTTCTAACTCAATGCGAGAAGTACCAGATACGGTATCTCCTGCTGTTGCTAGAATATCGTAGTTACCTGCCAAGTCTGTTACTGGAAATGCAGCATCAGCTTGAACTTCAAACACTGCATTTGGATCATCAATCACGTTAGCCATGATATCAGCCGCATTTGTGCTTGCAGGATAGTGGTTTGAAAATCTTGGCTTTCCTGTGCTTGGATCAGTATATTCACAGCCGTTAAAAACGCCTAGAATAAATCCTGAACCACCTGCCGCAACTCTCTCAATACCGCCACCAGTTACCATTGCAACTAGATCACCCTGAAAAATAGAGGTGTTATAGTTTGCAGCAATTCGGTAACGATTTTGCTGTTGAGAGCTTATACTTGTACGAGCAGGACGAAGGCCAAAAGGTGCGTCTAAATTCGCCATCTTTAATCTCCATCAGATTTAGGTCGTGAGCCGAAACTCACACTTGATTTACGTTGTGGTGCCATTTTTGGCATCGCAGGGTTATTTTCGCGCATCCAATCACGATCAACAGCATCCATCTGATTTTGTGTAGTCTTCTGGTAGTGCTGATTGCGTTGATCTGCCAACTCTTGCGGAATACGAGCTAATACTAAACCGCCAACACCTATGATGCCTGCGTTTCGCCCCTCATCTACAACTGGACCTGTATAACCTGGATATTCCTCTGCACGAACGAGATCATATCCTTCTTGCCGCCGCTTATGGACGTTAGTTTTGTCATCAAACTCCATCACTGATTCTCTGATCCAACGATGCTTATATCCTAAAGGGGGTTCTGGAGCTTCTAAGGCTGTTCCTGGCCTCCAAACTTTACGTTCTTGACTTTCCCGCGTTTGTGTTTCGCGTGAGGTACGATCAGCCATCAATCTCTCCGATTCTCTAGTTTTTGCACTTCTTGTGCATATTTTTCCAAGGGTATACCTAGTTTTTTAGCCAAAGCTACTTGTCCAGGGTTCAAATCCACCTGTTTTTTCCGCCCATTTACCAGAGAACGAGTTCCGTTCCCAGATGGAGTGACAGACTGAGCGTTTTTCTTGCCACTAGCAAACTTATTAGGCATTTCACGGCGCATACGAAGATCTATTTCTTTGTAATAATCATCAGTTTGAGGATTAAAACCTTCTTCTGCGACTAAAGATTCGTGAATTGCTCTTGCAGCACTTGTCATAACCTTATCTGTGCCAAACCATGTATTCTTTTCCAACCATGAATCCAATTTTGGATCACGTTGTTGCTGAACAGGCTGCGGTTGTTGTTGTTGCTGCTGTTGCATTTGCGCCTCAATTTGAGCTTGTCTAGCTTGCTGTTGAGAGCGTTGTTTTTGTAATCGAAGACGCTCTTTTTCAATAGCAACTTGTGATATTGCTGTTTGAGCATCTGCTAATTTTTCATAATCTCCTGCTTCATGTGCTTCTGCTAATGCACGTTTCGCTTGAGCTTCTTGAGTTGTAACTCTTCCCTCATATTCAGACATGTATCCCTTGTCTAAATTAGAAAGTCTTTTTTTGTAATCTTCGTTTTGAGCTTGAACTTGCTGAATATATTCAACCGCAGCTTGAGCTTCTTCTTCAGCTTGGCGACGAGCAGCAGTTAATTTTCTAATACGTTTTTGAACATTTTCACTATAATTGGTGAGTTCATCACTTTCATTCTGAATATCTTCTTGATTTTCAGATTCATTATCTGAAGAAAGCTCAACAGTATCTTGACTTTCATCTTCTATTTCTACTGATGTTACTTCTTCAATTTCTTTTTCTTGGGCTTCTGCCTGCATAACAAAAACTCTCCTCTGTTATCTTATACATACGAAATGTCTTTGGGGTCAAGTATCGTAGCTATAATATTATCGTCATTTATAATACGAACCTCAAGTCCTTCCACTTTAAACCTATTTCCCGCATATCTTCCTATAAGAACCCAATCTTTTTCAGAACACCACGAACCAGTTGGGAATTTCTGGGAGTCTTGGTATGCATCGGGGCCAAGTTTTACAACATATGCTGCTACTGTTGCAAAGGCTTCTCTGTCTCTAACTGCATCAGGAACATAAACACCACCTTTGGTTTTTTCACTTGGGTAATACGGAATGATTAACATTCTGTATCCAGTTGGTTGTGGAAGACGCTCTAAAGCTGAAGCTTCCATTTGAGAAGGATCATTCTCGTTCTTGCTTTCTTCTTTATCTTTTCCAAAAGCAGTCTTTATAGGCGTAGGAATGTTTTCCATATCCTTTGGTTTTCTTGCCATACTTTCAGGCACATACAGTTTTTTACTCATCTGATAGCTCAATATTTCTCATTGCTGTTCTGATTTCTTCTTCCATAAACGTCAAACCTTTGATCTGCCCAACTGCATACTTGTAGTCATCAAACGAACCAATGTTACCTGTGCCTAAAGACACCTGTATGTCATCACGGCGTTGACGTAACTTTTTGTAGAGGTATTCAGCTAGATTTAGTGCGTCCATGCGATCTCCATACTAGGACATTATACAATCTATCGGAGAATACAAGTATTTATCCCAGAGTTTTAGAAAATACCTTGAAATCTCTGGGGTCTAGCTATTTTACTAAATCGTCTTGTTACGCCGCTAATTTTTTTTTGCAGTTTTCTTTTTGGCAGGGGCTTTCTTTTTAGGGGCCGCCTTCTTTTTGGGATTCTCAACCCACGCTTCGTTTTCTGGGGTGCTTGGGTCATCTGATATATAATGTCCTTTATCGCTACGAGCACGAACCATTTCTGTAACTGTTTCTGAAGAAGACATAGCTTCTCTTTTAGCTACTTTCTTTTCTTTTTCAGTTTGAGCCATTTTAGCCCTTACACTACTGGTCATTGTCTGACTCCCTTCATTTGTGCGTTGAGAGTCGCAATATCTCTTTGTGTCTGAATACGATCTTCTGCGACTCTTGTTTTATCGGCTAGAGCTTCTTCTTGTAGTTCTAACCTATCTTCAGCCAACTCAGCTTCTGCCGCATCTCTTGTGCGTTCTAAGTCTTGTTTAGCTTCAAATTCGGAAGATTTACGTTGCATATCTGCTGCTTTTAATTGTAATTCTTGTTGTCTAATTGCAACAAGAGGATCGGTTCCCTCACCTACAGGCTCAACAGTTTGAGTAAATTCTTCAGTTAAATCAGCTATTAGCACAGCCGCTTGACGCTCAATAGCAGGCTGTAACATCTGCATAGCTTCTGGATTCTGTTGAACCTCTGGCCCTGCTTGCTCCATAACCATTTGTTGTGCTTGCTGCTCTGCTAACATACCAATATGTTCTTGAATATGTCCTTGTAGCGTTGCCATAGCTTGTGGATTGGTTTGAACCACAGGCGTAGACATAATTGCTAAATGTGTTTCCATATGAGCCTTATGATCTTGTTGTGGAAAGGCTTGAGGCATACCACCAGTGATTGCCATTTTATTTTCCATAGCTGCGTTCATTGGCATTGGCTGTGGGGGCGGTGGTAATATTGAATCAATATTGTTTACTCCAAGCGCCTCATACATTTTTCGATATGCTTGGTATAATCCTTGCGGTCCACCGTGAATCTGTGGGTTTGACTGAACTAGCTGCAACTGTGTTTGCGCAAGTGCAATACGCTGTGCCATTGAAAAGATGTTCGGGTCACTAACAGGGAGAACATCAACTCTAGCATCAAAGTCTTGCGCAAAGACTTCGGGTCCAAACTCTGTAGATGGCATATAAGGGTACATCTGAATTGTTTCAGAAAATACTTTTGCCAAAAGTTTAAACTCAATTTTTTGCGAATAATGCATGCGTTTATGAATCGCAGACATGACTTTTGTACCGCGTTCCATAATAGCCATTGTTGTTCCAACAGGCGTTTCACCGCTCATTTCAGCTATTTTCATGTCTGCCATAGCCGCAAAACGCCGCCCTGCGTCCACGAGAGTACCCAAAAGGTTATACAATGTACCTGAAGGCTCTTTAAATGGCAAAGGCATCAAAGAAGACCGTATATCAGAGCCTGCAACGTCTATATCTCTAAATTCTCCAGGCTGTATTGGGTTATCTTCCTCTCGAATCCTCGCGCCACGAGCCTTAAATCCCGCAGGCAAGTTAGAAAGCGTACCTGCATCAATTAATTGGCGTAAAATTGAAGTAGAAGCTTGTGCTAGTCCACCAATCATGTGCGTAAGGCCAAGACCATAGAATCCTAACCCTGGAAGAAACTTGTAATGCACAAAATACTGCTTACGCTTCATCATTGGGTCCATTTCATCGTAATTTCTACGAATTGAAAGAATCTGGTTCGTATCCTCTATTATTGTAACTATATATGGTAG